TATTGAAGGCTTTATGGAAGGAACAGGCATCACCCTTGAGCCTGATTCTGATATTAGCACCACTTCAATGGGTGTTGACAAAGACTTTACTCGTAACATTAACACGAACATTAGCTGGAGCTTAAACTTCACGTTACAGAATGGTTCACCAAGCAATGACGTGTTAAACAGTTTGATTCGTACGCAAGCAAGCAGTGCTTTCTTATTGAAAGATGCTAACACCGCCAATACGCAAGCCGTAGGGATTTGTTACCCAAAAGCAATGCCTTCTATTAGTGGTGAGCTTGAAGCAGGTGGTCGTGAGTACCAAATGACGGCTGTAGATGTGAATATCAACTACGGAGGTGCTAGCTAGTGAGTTTAGCGAGCAAAGCACAAAGTGTTAGAATTAACGGCACGGCTTATGTAATTATGCCCCACCCAGCCACGCAAGGTTTAAAACTTGTGCGGTTGATTGGTAGCCACTTGAGTAACTTAAACATTAAGCTTGAAAAGGATGAGGCAGGCGATGTAAAGTTCAACTTGTTGGACGTTGTAAAGCTTGCCACGGCGTTTTGCGAATACAGCTTAACAAACGACCCCGAACTTACTTTACTTAATGAATTATTGCGTCACACTTACATAACGGTGAATAACAATGAAACTGGTGCAATGAAAGTGTTTGACGATCATTATGCTGGGAATTGGGGTGAATTGTTTGAAGTTGTAGGCGAGGTCATTAAAGTAAACAATTTTTTGCCGATGCTGAAAAGTTTTGGAAGCCAAGCAGGAAGCCCAAGTACGACGACCGCACCTATGGCACAATAGGCGAAAGCATTTTAGACGATTGGCTTGTATGGCGGTTGGTTCGTGAAGGCATGGCAACATTAAACGAGTTACGGACGGTTTACGACTATGAGGACTTGTTACAAATGAACGCCATACTGGATATGAAAGACGATGTACAAGCCTTGATGCAAGCAGAAGCCGAAGCGAAACAAAAGAAGGGCGGTAAGTAATGGCAACGCTTAGAGAATTGCTGGTAACAATCGAAACTAAGCTTAACGAGCCTGCTTTGAAAGAAGTAGACCGTCGGCTTAATAAAGCCGTTAATAATGTTGAAAAAAGAATGCAAAAGCTAGGCGATGTTGGTAATAAGGTCGGTGGAGTTCTAGCAGGAGCTTTTACAGGATTAGCAGTTGCCATACCAGTGGCTACTTTTGCTATGCTAAAGCTTAATAGTCAAATTACGCAAACTGTTGCAAAAATTGGTATTTTAAGCGGTAACACTAAAAACGCCACTAAAGACTTTGAGGCATTGCTGAACATAAGTAGTCAAACAGGGCTTGCATTCGATGCTGTGTCGGATGTGTATGGGCGTTTAAATATGAACGCTAAAGAGCTTAACGTTACACAACAACAAATGATGGATGTAACAAGGGGTGTTTCACAAGCGTTAATTCTTAGCGGTGGCACAATGGCATCACAGCAAGGGGCTTTAATGCAATTAGGACAGGCGTTTGGCAACCCTATTATTCAAGCCCAAGAGTTTAATTCTTTATTAGATGGAGCCCCTTTACTTGTTAAAGAAATGGCTCAAAGTATTTTGGGACCAAAAGGCACGGCTGGAGCTTTAAGACGTTTGGTTTTAGAACAAAAACTAACAAACAAAATGATGTTTATTGCTATTGAAGATGCCTTGCCACGTTTGAATAAGCAATTTAAGCAAATGCCCCTAACCTTAGACATGGTGATTAACAAGTTTAATTTAATGGGATTAAGAATAGGACTAGCATTTAAAGACAAAATTAAAGCGCCTCAAGAGTTTTTACAAGTGCTTGATAAATTGATACAACGCACAACCGACTATTTAGTCAAAAATAAAGAACTAATAGGGATGGCCGTTTCTCAATTTTTCAATAATTTAACAGGTGCTATAAATGGTGTTGTAACTATTTTCAAAATCTTAGAACCCTTAATGAAGCTTATTATAAATTATTTGCCTTTATTCACAAATGGAATAGTAGCATTAACTTCTGCAATGGTGGGCTTTGTAGCCATTACAAAAGCTTATGCCTTATACCAAGCAATAGCAAACGCCGTGATGTTAGCTAGTCCGACTACTTGGATGATAGTAGGCATATCCGCCTTAATCGGTGTTTTAGCCGTGCTTGTAATGAACTGGAAAAGTGTCACAAGTGCGATTCAAACCGCTTATGCGTGGCTTTTAAAAATGGCTGGATTAGTTGCTTCGTTTAGCATGGATAAAATAGGGCAGTTAATAACCCTAATAGGCGGTGGTGGTGGGAAACCACCAGCTAAAGTAAAGCCAGCGGTTGCACAACGCCAAGGTGCAGGCAATACAATAAACAGTGGCAATAACAGAACATTAACGCACAATAGTAAAATAATTGTCAATGGCGTGCCTAACCAGAAACAGGCAGTAAACATTGGTAGAAACATTAGCTCTGGAGCAATGCAAACTTTGAGGTACTAATGATTAAAATAGCTTTATTGGATGTATTTGGTTTAAGAACTCGCAAGAAAATCGGTTTTCTTGAACTTGACGCTGTAATAAATGAAACGATTAACTTAAACAACACGGTAACAACCGCCCCGATTGAAAGTGGCGAAAGCATAACGGATCACGTTTATAATCAACCCCTAGAATTAAGCCTAGATTGCATTGTAAGCGATTCGGATATTATCCGCCAGTTTAGCCAGTTCACCAGTGAAACAGGGCAACTCGCACGCATAGAAGCCTATGAGACGTTACTTGATATGTGGAAAGCGAAAAGCCCAGTGGATGTAGTAGCAGGCTTTGAGATTTATTCTAATATGCTTGTAAACTCTATAAGCATCCCACGAAGCAATGAAGACGGCGATTCTATACGTTTTACAGTGGACTTTACACAAGCAACCATTTTAGAAAGTTTGTTTTTAAGCAACAAAAGCGGGCGTGTAAACATAGGGCGTAAGCAGGGGACGATTGCCAGTAATAGTATTAGTGCGATAGCATCAAAAGTTTTAGAAAGGCTGAAACAATGAGCTTGCTTGTTTTAGAACTGCCTAGTTTGGGGAATTGGGAATATGAAGTCGAACTAGACGGCACGATCTATTTATTGCGTGGTATTTTAATAAGCCCCCCGAATGTAGAGCCTTATTATGTGCTGGACGTGTTACTTCCCGATGAAACGCCGATTGAATTAGGCATGAAACTTAATTTTGGGTATAGAATGGCATTTAGAGGAGCGGATGCAAACGCACCTAAGGGGACGCTTTACTTGCAACGAATCGGAACCATTGCAGGCGACGTGCCGACCGTAGATGAATTAAAAGACAAGGCGGTGTTACTATATGACGAAGCAGTTTCTTAGAAACGTCGAAGTGCGTATATTAGGTGAAACCGACACGCTTGTTTTGAATCGTGACCTTGACGTAAGCTTTGAAGTACGAAAAGACAGAAGCACCGTACCTAACGAAGCGATTGTAAGCATAAGAAACCTAAGCGAGCCGACACGTCAATTTATTCAAGCGAATAAAAGCATTGAACTTTATACAGGTTATGACACTGAAAATGTTTTACTTGCCAAGTGCGATGTAACACGCCGTGTAACGCAATGGGAACCGCCCGACAGCATAACCACAATAGAATCATACGACGGCATTTATACCATTACAAACAAACGTGTGGTTTTGAGTTTAGCGAATGGTGCAACGATCAAACAGGCGATACAATCTATTGCCAAACAACTTGGCTTAAAATTGATACTGAATGCTGATATTGAACTTAAAACGCCATTAAAGGGCGGTTATACGCACACAGGAACGGCAGTGCAAGCGTTGGATGACCTAACAAGTAGCGTGAATGCCAGTTGGGGCATTATAAACAATACCTTAGTTTTTACTATACGAGGTAAAGCATTGAACAATACTAAAACTTTGACTATTTCACCCGAAAACGGCTTATTGGCACAACCTGAAGTATTAGACGACACGATTATTAGTGAAAGGGTATTGCCCAAAAGGATTCAACCAAAGGGGTATAACATCACAATGTTGTTGAGACCCCAGCTAAATCCGTTTGATTTAATTGAAGTGCAAAGCCGTTTTGTGAATGGTTTATATGTGGTGGATACGGTAGAGCATATCGGTGGAAACCGCACAGCCGAGTTTATAACGAGGGCAACAATTTATGAACGATTATAACGCCGAAATCATTAAACGCACAATGCGTAAGGTATACGAAACAATGCGTGTAGCCATGCCTGCACAAATTGAAAGTTATGATGATTTAAATAGTGTAGCTACTGTAAAAATTAGCATACCACACGTTAGGGACGATGAAGAAGTGTTTGACGTGCCGATTATTTCAGCCGTGCCTGTATTATGGCAACGAGCAGGACTTGCCAGCATTACATTCCCCTTACAACGAGGCGACTGGGGGCTTGTGGTGCATTGTGACGGCGACATAGGCAAGTGGGCGTTAGACATGGATGCAAGCCAGCCACAGAGCCGACGTAGGCACGCTTGGACGGATGCGGTGTTCTTGCCACAGGTGCATGGATTACAGCCAAGCAGTTTAATAGGTTTAGAGTTGAAATATGGAACGAATACTGTTACACTAAGTGAAGCAGGCGTTACAGTAACTTCACAAAATATAGCCTTAGTAGGCAACACAACCATAACAGGCAATTTAGATGTGACAGGTACGACAACAATGGCAGGATTGCCGTTTGCAACGCACAAGCATGGCGGTGTAACCACAGGCGGTGGAGTAACAGGGAACCCCCAATAATGGACTTACTACTTGATAAAACCACACACGATTTAAGACTTAAAAACGGCGACTTGCAATTAGTGGACGGTGGCAACTGGGTGCAACAAAGCATTAAGCAGAACTTGCAGACGTTACTGGGGGAGTGGTTTTTAGATTCGACGATCGGCTTGCCTTGGTTTGACGAGATTATGCAAAAAGGCACAAGCGAAAACCGCATTAAACAGTTGTTGATTCGTGAGATTGCAAACACCCAAGGTGTAGAAAAGTTAAACAGTTTAATAATCAATGTGGATAACCGCACAAGACGAGGAACTGTTACATTTGAAGTGCAAGCACTAGGCACAATAATAACAGGGAATGAGGTATTTGGTTAATGGCAGGACTTACAACCGAAGGGTTTATCCCTAAGACACTTGAAGAGATTAAAGCCGAAATTGAGGACGATTTACGAAATCAGTTTGGGGCTAACATAGATTTACGCCCCCAAAGTGTGTTTGGTCAGTTGGTGGGTATCTTTTCAGAAAAGCACGCCGAAGTATGGGCATTAGCAAACGATGTTTACCTTTCACAATACCCCGATTATGCAAGTGGGATTCAACTAGACCGTGTAGCTAGTATAACCGCCACTGAACGCAAGCCAGCCACACCTAGCCAAGCTACAGCGATTGTGTACGGTGTACAAGGCACGGTATTAAGTGCAGGGCAGGAAATACAAGACACGCTGAATAACTTGACCTTTGAAACACAAGATTCTGTAACCATTACAAACACAGTGGCAAGGGATGTGTACCTTGAAGTAGTAACAGTAGGGAATGGAGCTTATACGGTAACAATTAACGGTGTAGCGTACACTTACACGGCTAGTGGCTCCCCTCCCTTAAACACGATTCTAAACGGTTTAGTTTCGGTAATAGGAACGGCGGTTGTAACCCCTAGCAACGTAAACTCACAATTACGTTTATTGAACGCTAGCGTTGACTTTTCGGCGGTTGCAACCACTGCTAATTTAAGTATAGTAAAGCGTGGTAGTGCGGTAGAAACCATAGCACAAGAAAACGGAGCCTTTGAAGTGCCAGTGGGTGTGCTTACAGATATTGGAACGCCGATTAGTGGGTGGGACAGCGTAACAAACCTTACTGTAGGCATTACAGGGCAGGACAGAGAGACCGATGAGGAGCTACGCTTTAGAAGAACCGCCAGCATTGATAAAAGCATTCTAGGGGCGATTCTAGCGGTGGATGAAGTAACGCAAGCGGTGGTTTATGAGAACAATAGCGATGTGACCGACGGTGACGGTACACCAGCCCACCATATTTGGGCGATTGTGTTAGGTGGAGCGAATACGGATATTGCCACAGCGATTATAGAGCGTAACAGTGCAGGCATAGGCACAAGAGGAAGTGTTTTAACGACGCTTACAAGCCCCATAACAGGCAATAGCCATGTGGTGCGATTTGATAGACCCACGACGCTAAACCCCACCATAGCGGTGAACATAAGCTTGGCAGAAGACGGTTCTGTATTCCCCACAAATGGCGTTACCTTAATTAAACAAGCGCTAGAAGATTATACAAGCGACTTTTTAATCGGGCAGGATTTGGTTTATAGCCGTTTGTTTGGGGTTATTCACAACGTGGGCGGTATTCAAATAAACACGTTGACGATCAACGGTAGTTCAAGCACACTTGTGGCGACTAAAAGCCAGTTGATTCGGATATTAACCGCAAACGTGACGGTAACAGGGGTGTAACATGGCAGGCACTAACGAACGGTTGCTTCTACAATATAAAGCTTCGACCGACTTAATGGCGTTGTTTTATGCGTTAGTGGACACGCCCTATTTGGTGTGTAGTGCTTCTTTTCAGCAACTTTACACACGCTTAGATATTGACCTTTCAGTGGGGAGGCAGTTGGACTTAATAGGCACGATTGTTAACCAAGCACGCCCTGATTCTTTTGTGGATGACCCTATTTTAAGTGCGAATAGTTTTACTTGGGATACGACAGACCCTAACAAATACTGGAACGAAGGCATTTGGGGCGGTGTTGATTTAAGAGTAGCAATGAGTGACCCCGACTATAGAAAGTTGCTTAAAGGCGTTATTTTTAGTCAAAACAGCTTACCGACGATTTATAACATTGAACAATTTGGCAAGTTTGCGTTTGGCAACCCTTTTAGGGTACGAGCATTTATAGGCAGTGTTGAAGTTGTTTCGCCTTACGAATTAAGCCCTAGTGCTATTAACATTGCAAAGGGTGTGATTAACGTAGCACAAGGCATACGACTTGATTTATTTATGGGCGTACCGCAAAGCTTAGGAGAGATTTTTGAATTAGATTCAAGTGATTTAACAAGAAGTTTTGATCAAGGGTACTGGGCAATCAAAGTTTAATGTGGTATTATTTATATAGCAAGCATAAGGATGTGTAGCAATGGGAAAAGATATAGGAACCAGTAATTTAGGTTTTGTGTGGGGCAGTGAGCGTGTGCCTGAATCACAGCCTGCTTTAACCACGCCTACGCTATTAAACCAACGCACAGGCTTTGTAGCATTAACAGAAGCCGATAGTAACGATGCGACGTGGATTTTAAACTTGCTGGGTTTGAAAATTAACCATGTGTTACAAAATGGTGTGCCGTTGTGGAATGATGAAACGACTTATTCGGCAGGCAATTATGTGAGCCACAGTGGGCGGATTTATAAAGCCGTAAACCCTACGACCAATAGCACGCCTAGCCTAGTGAATGCAAACTGGGAAACGGTAGTGCTTAATGGAGACATTGCAGGGCTTGGTGGCAGTGTGGGCGACGTTAAAATGACGGCATACGCTACACCTGATAGTGGCTGGGCATTGTGTAATGGGCAGGCATTAAGTAGAACGACTTACAGTGCGTTGTTTGCTAAAATAGGCACAACGTATGGCGTAGGTAATGGAACGACGACTTTTAACGTACCCAACACGGAAAACCGCTTTATTCAAGGGGCAAGTACAGGCAGACCAGTTGGCACGGTACAGAATGAAAGTGGCACAGTAAGTAGAGACGGCTGGGGTGCAGAAGGTGGTGCATTTGGGGCTGGAGCTTATGGACGCGTAGTGGTTAGTTCGGCACAAGGCGAAATAGGCGAAGCTTTAGAATCCTTACGTTCAGCAGGCAATAACCAAGTTGTAACCAATGTAAAGCCCGACAACATTGCCTTTCATTACATGATTAAGATTTTATAGGAGCTTCAACAATGGCTAAAACAGTTGGTACAAGTGATTTACTTGAAGTGCTAGGCAGTAACCGTGTAGCCAATGGAGCGCCTGCTTTAGTAACACCTTCACTCACCACGATTGAAACAGGCTTTATTTCGGGTATTGCCAGTTCAAATAATTTAACGTGGGCTTCAACGGTTTTAGGTGAGAAGATCAACCATGTATTGCAAAACGGTGTGCCACAATGGGTAAGCACCACGACTTACGCTATAGGCAATGTGGTAAACCGCACAAATAGCTTATGGATTGCCCTTGCCAGTAACACGAACTCCGCCCCAACGGATGTAAACGCCAACTGGAGAAAGCTTGCTACGGTTGATTTAATCCCCACGCTTAACAGCTTATTGCCTAGTCAAACAGGCAATGCAAACAAGGTGCTAACAACCAACGGCACGAATGCCAGTTGGGGCAATGTACCCTTTGCCACAGTCAACTTTGACGGCACAACCGCTGCCAACGTAACAGG